AATGATCAATTCGACTGTGCTAGTTGGGCGCCTTACCCGTGACCCCGAACTAAAATACACTGGTAACAACGTGGCAGTAGCATCTTTCAGCCTTGCCGTTAACCGCAACTTCAAGGACGCTAACGGCGAACGTGAAACGGACTTTATTAACTGCGTTATCTGGCGTCAGCAAGCTGAGAATTTGGCTAACTGGGCTAAAAAAGGCGCATTGATTGGAATTACTGGACGCATTCAGACCCGTAGCTATGAGAATCAGCAAGGTCAACGGGTGTATGTCACTGAGGTAGTCGCTGAGAACTTCCAAATGCTAGAAAGTCGTGCAGCGCGTGAAGGTAGTAACGCTAATCAAGGTAACACGTCGGGAGCGTTTGGCAATGACAACGGTTATGCTGGACCTTACGGGCAACAAGCGCCACAACAGCAAGGACCAAACTTTGCGAGGGATAATGGTTCATACGGGAACAGCAACCCTATGGACATCACAGATGACATGTTGCCGTTCTAATTAGGTGTGCTATGAAAATGATTTTAAACATCGAGCCTAAGCCACAAACAAGGCCACGATTCAGCAAGTTTGGAACTTATGAAGACCCTAAAATGAAGGCATGGCGTCGCCAATGTTCGCAATTAATCGAGCAAGAATATGATGGGCAATTCTTTGCCGGTCCTATTTCAGTAGATGTCGTATTTTACATGAAAGCCCCGCTAAATGTATCAAAAAAGCCCACGCCGAAGGCTAGAGCTAAAACGTGGGATATATTCAAGCGGTTCATGTCTGAAATGCTTTGGCATGCTAAAAAACCCGACGTTGACAATCTTGTCAAGGCACTCTTTGACAGTATTTCAAACGCTGGTTATAACAAGGTCGATAAGAAAGGGATTGTTTGGACCGATGACAGTATTGTCTGCGACCTGAGAGCTCGCAAGAAGTACAGCCCTAATCCACGCATTGAATTTGAAATCAAGGAGCTTGAATGAATAGCAAACACAAAGACAAGTTGGTTGGTGTCTATGCGCAGGGCAACTATGGGCATACTAGCGTGTTAGAACAGACTCAAGCATTTTCAAGATGGTTTTGGTCTAATCGTGAGGATATGGAACTTATCAGCATCAAGCTAGGTATCGACATCAAGAAGCTTAATCGCATTCTAACGTTGGAACAATTACCGGATGAAGAATTGTTAAGAAAGATGGTCGAGCTATGCAATGGTTAAGGAAATTTATAGCGCAGAATCCGGCAAAGGTTTTCAGAGATGGACCGGAACCGATAACTATGGGAATTAAGGAGCATGAAATGAGTTGGGCAGCATCAGTATTTGAGAATGGCAAGCTATACCAACGTATTCAGTACAAGGATAAGGACAAGGCACTGAACGAATTTCACCGTCAAAGTGCTAAATATGGTGGTAGCAAGTGCCATGAAGTGGAATTGAAGGAGATTAGTAATGGCTAAATTTATTAGAGTCACAAACATTGCACAAGGGCTTGATATGGACACAATTTTAAATGTCGATGATATCGGGCACATCTCTATTGGCCCTAACATAATTTTTGTAAAAACACCGTTCGCAGACGGGACAAACAGAATTTATGTAAGGCTCAAAGAGATTGAGCGGTTAGAAAAGATTTTGCTGGGAGAGGAAATTGATGATTAGAACGAAGTATTTACGTGAGAGAACCGATGCTTTTAACCACCTAGAAATTGATGAATTAATCAATAATTTTCTCGCAGAAAACCCAAATATAGAAATTGTTGACATTAAATATCAATCTAATGTGGCGTTAGCAATCTATGAATATGATTTTCGTAGAATATATAATACATCAGCATTAATCATTTATAAGGAGTTGGATTAGATGGATAGAAATGAAGCAATAAGCCGAGAAGAAGCAGTGCGGACAATATCAAGGATATCTGGTGGATCTGTATCTTACGCAGAAGACCTATATGATTCGTTCTTCCCTAAACCAGTGGTGCCGCAATTCGTGGCGGATTGGATTAAGTATTGTAAATTTACTAACGTTAATCTGGGTCGAGCTTTATTTATTAGTGATATAGATTTTTACAATTATGAAAGTCAAGAAGATTGTTCAAAACTAAAAGAATTTCTAGGAACAGAGACAAACCAAGAAACTTTCGCCCTCGCTTGGACTTTAGGCTACGAGGTCGAGGAAGAGAAGCGGTATACAGTGAGAATCAAAGGGATTGAGGGATACAGTAAATACCTCAATCGAGATACAAAAACTCAAACATGGCTTTTTGCATCGGAAACAGAACTTGAAAGATTTCGAGCACACCACACCCGCAAAGAGCTAGAAGATGCCGGCTTTGGATGGGTTTTCTCTTGTGAAGGCGTAGAAGTGAAAGAGGTGGAGTGATGAAGATTAAAAATTATAAATACACTACTAACGAAATTAGCTACACTGCATGTTATGACGTTTTGGAAGCAGAAATAACTCACGAGCGTACAGAGTATGGCGTTCGCACCACGGATATTGAAGACTTTCTAGAAAAAGTGTCTATATACAGTCCCGAAGATGCAGACGCAATCGAATGTTTCGTAGATTTTCAAAACAACTTATTACTCGAAGATGTCGAGTTTGAAATCGAGAGTGCGGAGGTAGATGATGAATAATCTAATCACTAAAATCAATCACTGGGCAGACGAACGCAATTTAAAACAAGCTGACCCAAAGATTCAGTGGATGCGTATCACGGAAGAAGTCGGAGAAATCCGGGATGTACTCTTGAAACCGACGAAATTCACAGAGCCACAAGCAGCACTGAAGGACGCAATCGGTGACACGCTAGTAACGATTATCGTACTAGCACATCAACTAGACCTTGATGTGACTGAGTGTCTCGGTATTGCTTACGAGGAAATTAAGAATAGAAATGGGAAAATGATTAATGGCACATTCGTCAAGGAGGAAGACCTTTGAAAATGATTGTCTGGGCGTTATTTGACAGTGGGAACGGATCATATACCAAGGGTGTTAAGAAGCTGGACAAAGATATTGAAATCTATCCAATAGGTATTGATATTGAAAATAAAAACCATCATTTTATCAATCTGAATTTAGCTGATTATAGCCGTTTGTTTGGAGATAGCACCTTATTCGACACATTGGACAAATTGCCTAAACCTGATCTGATTATCGCTAGCCCACCGTGTGAAAGTTGGTCTAATGCTAGCGCTATGGATAGAGGAAATGCTTGTTGGAAACAAGAGCAAGGTGACTCTTTATTTCAACCACAAGAACCCTTGTCGATATTTACCGTTCGTGATCATAAGGATTATGACAGATATCAATACTACCCAAATAAACAACTTATGAAACGAATCAATGGTGAATTGTGTGTGTTCAATACAGTCGAAATCATCAAACGATACAAGCCCAAATATTGGATCATAGAGAACCCAGCTCATGGCAGAATTTGGCAATACATCGAGAGAGTGCTGGGGTTCGAAATCCCGTTTGAAAATCATACAAGATACAACAATTATGACGACTATCCGATTTCTAAACCAACTCGATTTTCTGGAAATATTGAACTGAATCTTAAAAATGAAAAGAAGTCAAATGACATCAAATTTCAAGATTGGACGAAATCCTATAATGAGAGGTCAAACATTCCTCTGAGTTTGGTTTGCGAGATTTTAAAAAAGGTATATAAGGGGTTTATGAGTGAAACATAAAGATTTAACGATAGCTACAATCATACTACTAGTATCACTAGCTATCAACATGCTGTCAGTCTACTACGTTCTGACAGTGCCACGCAGGTTGGATACAGTAACTATCCATAAAGTGGATAACGTGGGCGCAGAGATGCACGGTAAGGTGACTGGAAAAGAGAAAATTAATGATCTCTACACTATTGATTGTGGAGCTTACGGCAAGTTCCTTGTCAGCAAGGAACAATACGACCAAGTAAACATTGGGGATGATATCCCTAACTATTTGAAGGAGAGAGGGAGTTAAGATGACAGAAACCATTAAACTACCAAACTACTGCGAGCCCGATTGGGAGAATGCAAGGTATGGCTCGTTAGAAGAACTTAAAGAGATGTTGCTCCACAAGCGCATCGTGAAATGGGATAAAGACTTTCTGTTGCTTGAAGATGGCACAAGGGTCACTATTGAAATGTCAGAAAGTGATTGTTGCGCCTATGCGGGCGGGGAGTTCAAAGATGCCAAGCTAGACGCTATTATCACCGATATTAAAATTGGAGAACAAGTAAAAGAGGAAAGTGATTGGGGAGAAACTACCAATACGAACACGGTTACCATTTATCATAACCAGAACCCAATAGCCCTAGCTGAATGTGAAGCTAATGACGGGAATGGTGGCCATTATTATAGCGTGGCCTCTCTCGTTATCGGGGAAATCCACTTCCCAGTAGTAGAGGCTTAGGAATGGTGATGGCAATGATACCAAGATTCAGAGCGTGGGATAAAGAGTTTAAGGAGATGGTGCAAGTTGATGCACTGGTTTTCGATAAACAAATTATCAAAGCAACCTACAAAAATGGAAATGTTGTAAAAGAGGACTTAAAAAATTACGTTCTCATGCAATCAACCGGGCTCAGAGACAAGAATGGCAAAGAAATCTTTGAGGGGGATATAGTTGATTCGGAGGATGGAATCCTATCCGGCGTAGTTGAGTTTAGACCGGATTTAGGAATGTTTGTTAGCACATTGATTAAATATAATAATTTCGAACGTTTATGTAATGTCGCTGATTCAGTGCATATTATCGGTGATATTTACACTAATCCAGAACTGGCAGAGGTGAAACAATGAACAAACGACAACGAAAAAAACAATATACCAGAGCGTTTTCGAAAGCTTACGACGAAAGCATGAAATATGTTGGAATGGAGGGAGATGTTTCTATTTCTACGGTCACAGATAGAAGAGGAACAGTAAGGATATTTACGTCACTTAACAAAGATGTGAGCGCTGAATTTAGCTTATACGATTTTCCGCAACTTACGATTGAAGCCTTGCTACTGCATCGAAAAGTTATAAAGAGGTAGGCTCATGAGCAAAAACTACAAATATGCAGGACTGACCAAGGAATTACATCAACGGTTAGTCAATGAGCGTGTAGCACTAAAACTAGCACATCTGAGAGATTACAAGCAACATTTCCAAAAAGTGAGACAGTGCAGTGAGGAACAAGCGATCATCATTTTGCAAGCACTCAACGGTGCAGTCGTTGAACGTGCGAGGATCTCACCTCAAACAGTTGATAGACTGAAAGGCATCATTTCTGACGAGCTTTATAATGACCTCAAAGCATATCTGTCACAACACTATACAAGAGGTAAAACCACGCGCCCATTGTTGGATAAAACCAACGCAGGACTGCCAGAAGAACTTTTCAAGCGATTCCGTGAGGAAGTGGAAGGGCTACGCAAGGAACACCCTAACGACCTAAACAAGTACATTAGAGACATTAAAGGGTGCGATAAGAAGAAAGCTAACAAAGTCCAAAACGCCATCAATTGTTGCTATGCAGAGAAAGCCGCCCTAACGCCTTTGAAGGCTATTCAAATGGAAGGGATGCTGTCACGAGACTTATTCAGCAAAATCGTTGATTATGTCTTCAATAACTATGATTGGCCCGATAGGCTGGATGACGATGCTGACCGCATTATGCTTGAATATCGCACCAAAGGCGAGACAGGCATGGATAAAATCGCTGTCAGAAAAGCCTTATATAAAGCCTATGCGTTAGGCGTGTAGCTAGAACGGTCTATGAGGGTTCGACTCCCTCACTAGCTATTACCAGTCAATATATACGGGAAAGAGGAGCCTTTTGATTTCTTTTCATTCAAATCGGCAGAAGCGTGACTGGTCGTGGATGCTACCCAAATCCAGTAAATAAACAATTAGAAAAGAGGAATCCCCCTTAATAGATTTTACCCACCAAATCTAAAGCGTCTATACTGGTAGCGTGATTATCCAAGGCTTATGCCTGCAAGTAGATATAGGTCAGAAATCTCCATAATTCTTTTATTATTTCAAATCAAAGGAGGAAAATCTCCAAAAAATGATTTCACTGTATCTATAGGCTGGAACGGTTGTACAAGGGGCTCGATTCCTCTTGCCAGCCATTGTCTGTCAAACACTAAAAAAAGAAAAATAGATTTTTAGTGGCTTGAACACTTTTTCGACACGAGCAAGCTGACAGACCTTGCTCAAACAAACCCAGCAAATTTTAAGAAAAAAGGATGTGAAACACCCTCTTTCTTATCGATATCGCATTACTAATCAAAAGCCAAAGATCTTGCTGGTGTCAACGCTAGAAATGAGGTGATAAAAGGCCCAAGAAACAACCCAAGAATAAATACATATTCTATCTTTTCAATAAAATCTCTTAACGTTTCTTGAGCTAAAATAAAAAAAGACCGACACAATGGCCGGCACTCTTTGAACACGATACAACTATTATATCACACAAGAGGGGTGTCATGGCAAGTATCAATCTATTTGCGGAAGTAGATAAAACCGCAACTAAAAAGAAAGCTATAAAGGTGCTAAGAAGGTATCGCATGCTAACACGGATAGCGGGCTTGGAATACGCCCCTAAAGTGACAGCTTCATTCTCGTTAGAACCCAAATCATTCGACGGCATGGTTCACAGCCAAACCGAAAACATGGTTACACGCAAGGTAGCCGCTGAACAAGACTTACAAGCTATCGTTAGAGCTATCAACGCATTATCAGACCGGCATTACAGCCAAATTTTGATAGAGTGTTATTGCAGGAATAGAAAGCAGTACAACATTGAAGTCTATATGGATCTTGGATATTCTGAAAGCGAGTATTATCGAATGAGAGAACTAGCCATTTTAGAGTTTGCTGAGAACTACAGAAACGGTGAATGTCTGGTATTTTCAGGAGATTATTGCGAAGAATAAGCGAGAATATGGCGGTATAACGGCGATATAATATTAGTATTGATAATTATAGCATCGTACCTTGAAAGAGGGTGATTGCTTTGAAATAACATGAACAAAAAGAGACTTATAAATCGCTTTGATTACAAAGTGGGGCTTAATAACTATTAAGTCTCTTTTTTTATTGTGAGGAAAACATGCAGATCTATGACAAACCGTTAGGGTGGTTAACCCCTTATGAGAACAATCCAAGAAACAATGATGAAGCGGTTGAGCCAGTTGCTAATTCCATCAGTGAGTTTGGCTTCAAAGTGCCGATTGTGGCAACGTCAGACGGCGAGATTATCAATGGACACACGCGCTGGAAAGCCGCTAAAAAACTAAAATTAAAGACAGTTCCAGTAATTATTGCGGATGATTTAACAGAAGAACAGGTCAGGGCGTTCAGGTTAGCTGACAATAAAGTCGCAGAAATAGCGCAATGGGATATTGAACTGTTATTGAGTGAAATCGAGAGCGTCGACAATCTTGACATGACACTTTTTGGATTTGCGGACAGCGATTATACGTTGGATGATTTTGAAGACGAAGAAGCAGACACCGATATTTCAGAAGATGAAATCGAAAGCGAAGGCGATTCAGTTTCGTTAGTAGAATACGGGGATATTTACCAATTAGGATGACATCGCTTGATGTGTGGGGACAGTACATCAGCAGGGGATATGAAGGAGCTTGTCAACGGCGAAAAGATAGACCTCTACGTTACTGACCCACCGTATAATGTCGCTTACGAGGGTAAAACCGAAGAAGCTATGACAATCCAGAACGACAGCATGGATGACGCAAGTTTTCGCCAATTCCTGCGAGATGCATTCGAGGTAGCTGATCAACACTTAAAGCCAGGCGGAGCGTTCTATATATGGCACGCAGATAGTGAAGGATTAAATTTCAGAGCAGCCGTTAAGGAGACGGGGTGGTTGCTGAAACAGAACCTTGTCTGGGTTAAGAATAGCATTGTTTTAGGGCGACAGGACTATCAATGGAAACATGAACCGTGTCTCTACGGGTGGAAAGATGGCGCTTCACACTACTTTGTTGATAACCGCTCGTTAGCTACAGTCATCGAAGAAGATGAAGAAAACCTGAAAGAAATGACTAAAGGGGAGCTTATTTCTTATATCAAGACGATGCAAGAAAACAGCCCCACTAGTATATTCTACGAAGACAAACCAGTTAGGAGTGATATCCACCCAACCATGAAACCATTGAAATTGATTGCTAGATGTGTCCTTAATTCTAGTAAAAAAGGCGAGCGCGTGCTGGATAGTTTCAACGGCGGGGGTTCCACTTTGATGGTTTGTGAGAAGACGGAACGTATTTATTACGGGATGGAACTTGACCCGGTATATGTCGAGCGCACAATTAAACGATGGGAAGAAGAAACTGGACTGAAAGCTGAAAAAATAAACTAAACGATAGGAAGTGAGGCGATGGCGAATGAACAAAACTTGAAACCAATTACTGAGAGAAGTAAGAAGGAACAACGAGAAATACAACGCCGAGGTGGTATAGCGTCTGGAAAAGCTAGACGAAAAAAAGCCGACTTAAAAAAAGCATTCAATACCATTTTAAAAGCCGACGTAGCGAACGAAAACATATCAAAGCAACTTGAAGCGCTCGGTTTCGAAGCTACGAATGAAATGGCGTTAGCTATGGTAATGATGCAAAAAGCCATGAAAGGTAACGTCAAGGCTTTTGAACAAATCGCTAGACTGGTCGCTATCGATACCAAGGACAGCTTGGATCGCAAAGAACAACGTGAGCGCATTGTTTCGATTCAACTAGGGAACGAAAAACTCAAAGCTCAAATCGGTAAAGAGGAAGGGCAAGATGAGAAAATCGCTGGTTTCCTCGATATTGTCAAAGGGGCGGTAAACGATGGACTTGACTAAGCTCTATACCAAACGGCAACTAGATGTGTTGAGCTATATCTGGAATCATGATTGGTTTATATGTGGACTCCACGGCGCTAAACGTGCAGGTAAGACAGTGGTTAATAATGACACATTTGTGACTGAATTAAGCCGTGTTAGAAAGATTGCTGATCGTTTAGGCGTGGATGAGCCTATTTATATCTTAGCGGGCACATCGTCAACATCGATACAGAATAACGTGTTGCAAGAGCTTTATAACAAGTACGGCTTTGAGCCTAAGTATGACAAGCATGGATCTTTCGTATTTTGTGGTGTCAAGGTTGTCCAAGTGTACACCGGCTCTATATCTGGGCTTAAACGTGCCCGTGGTTTTACGGCATTCGGGGCTTACGTCAACGAGGCGTCGCTAGCGAATGAGATTGTATTCAAAGAAATTATCTCACGTTGCTCTGGTGAAGGTGCTCGGGTGGTATGGGATAGTAACCCAGACAATCCTAACCATTGGCTGAATCGAGATTACATTGGCAAAAACGATGGCAAGATTATAGATTTTAGCTTCAAACTTGACGATAACACCTTCTTATCAAAACGCTACATTGACTCTATCAAGGCAGCAACGCCCAAAGGAAAATTCTACGACCGAGACATTTTAGGCAAGTGGACTGTTGCTGAAGGCGCTATCTATGCTGATTACGACAGTAAGATACACGTAGTTGATGAATTACCAGACATGAGGCGCTACTTTGCAGGGATTGACTGGGGGTATACTCACTATGGATCTATTGTGATTGTCGGTGAAGGCGTGGATAATAACTACTATCTTGTTGATGGCGTAGCATCTCAATTCAAAGAAATTGACTGGTGGGTGGAGCAAGCTAGGAAACTAACTGACATCTACGGCAACACCCCATTCTATGCTGATAGCGCCCGTCCAGAGCACGTAGCACGATTTGACAATGAGGGTTTTGATATCAGTAATGCTAATAAGTCAGTGATTGCTGGTATCGAACTTATCGCTAAGCTGTTCAAAGAACAAAAATTATACGTTAAGCGAGACTTTGTGCCTCGTTTTTTTGATGAGATATTCCAGTATCGGTGGAAAGAGAACAGCACGAAAGACGAGCCGTTAAAAGAGTTTGACGACGTGCTGGATAGTGTGAGATATGCGCTCTATTCAGACTATGTTGTTAACAGCACAGAGCGAGCAAGTTATGATGATTTGATAGATATATTTAGCTGAAGGAGGAAGAATGGAACAGACAGTATTTGTCGATAGTACCGGACAATCGCACGTTTTGAATCTGCGATTTCATCGAGAATCGCGCACAAAATACCGTGCTAAAAGTGTTGATGACTTAAAGAAAGATAACTGGGCATTGCTCAAGAATTTCATTAACCATCACAAGTTGCGTCAACGTCCCAGAATTCAGGAGTTGTTTGATTATGCCAGAGGGGACAATCACAGTGTTCTTGAAGCTGGAAGGCGTAGAGATAAAGAGATGTCTGACAAACGTGCCGTCCACAACTATGGACGCATGATTAGTAAATTTAAGACGGGATATCTGGCTGGTAATCCTATTCGGGTTGAATATGATGATAGTGTCAGCGGTTCGCAAAACGACGAAGCTATTAAGGAAATTGGACGAAACAATGACATTGATACGCTGAACCGCAATCTTATCCGGGATTTGTCACAAGTTGGGCGTGCTTACGAGCTGATTTATCGTAGCGAGGACGACCAGACACGAATCAAGCAGTTAAGTCCTCTTAATACGTTTATTATTTATGACAATTCGCTTGAAGACAATTCATTAGTAGCAGTTAGGTACTACAGTGCTGATTTGTTCTCTGACGCACATCAAACCGTTGAAGTATACACTTCAACAAATATTCACGTCTTGGACTACTCAGAAGATCTAAAAGAGGTTTCTGTCACTGCTCACGCATTTGGCACTGTACCGATTACGGAATATTTGAACAACACCGACGGCATTGGCGATTATGAAACCGAGCTTTACTTAATCGACTTATATGATTCGGCTGAATCTGATACTGCCAATCATATGTCTGACATGGCTGACGCTATCCTTGCTATTTATGGTGACATGCGATTGCCTGCAAACATGAAGCCGGAAGACATGAAAGCTAAACGCTTAATGCAATTGGTTCCGCCGAAGGCTGCAGACGGTAAGGAAGGGACGGTTAAGGCTGAATATCTAACTAAGTCTTACGATGTGTCTGGCGTTGAAGCGTACAAGACCAGACTGGATAAAGATATCCACACTTTCACTAATACACCCGATATGGCTGACGAGAATTTTTCAGGCAACACGTCCGGCGAGGCAATGAAGTACAAACTGTTCGGGCTTGACCAAGACCGTATTGAGACTCAATCGCAGTTTACAAAAGGTTTGAAGCGTCGCTATCGTTTGGCTAGCCGTGTGGGTGAGTTGGTCAAAGAATTCAAATCGTTTGATGAAAACTTCTTGAGAATAACATTCACACCAAACTTACCGAAATCACTATCCGAGCAAGTATCTATTTTGACTGGCCTTGGTGGTCAAGTGTCACAAGAAACTGCTCTAAGTTTATCTGGTTTGGTCGAGAGCCCAGCCGAGGAACTCGACAGAGTGGATAAAGAGGTTTCTAAAATCGATTTTAAGGGGTATTCTAGCGAGTTTAACGGGCAAGTTGGTAAATATACCGACGACGAAGAAGAAGAAACGCATACGAGCGATTCTGTGAGGTCTGATGAATGACATACTGGTCAGAGCGTGCTCAGAAAGAGAGAGAAGCAAGCAATAAAAAAGGTGAAGCTGAGTTTAAGAAAGAACTTGAAGCACTATATAATTTGCAACTTTCGCAATTACGCAAAGAACTAGATGCTTATATCCAAAATTTCGCTGACAAAAACGGATTGACTGTCAGCGATGCGAAACGAAGAGCAGACAGTTTTGATATCAAGGCTTTTGAAGCTAAAGCCAAGCAGTATGTAGCTGACAAAGATTTTGGTCCGAAGGCAAACAAGGAGCTTCGAGATTACAATTTTTCTATGTCTGTTGGTCGTCAAGAACTTCTTATTCAAGAGTTAGAACTTGAACTATTGGTTTTATCTGAAGGCGAACGTCAATTAACTAACGATTATCTGACGAATGGCTATAAGAGCGAAATTGTAAGAGGAAGTCTGCTTGACCAGACGGTACCTAGCAAAAAAATACTTGAAAAGTACATGACGACGGCTGTTAACGCTAATTTCGAAGGCGCTAAATGGTCGGAGCGTATCTGGAAGAGACAGGAACAGTTGCGCAAATTGGTTAAAGCGGAAGTGACCAGGGCTCTTATTCGAGGGGAGAACGGCACAACCATCGCTCAGAGAATCCGCAAATACATGGATGTCTCTCGCACTGACGCTGAACGACTGGCAATCACGGAACATGCTAGAGTTCAGACACTAGCTCAGCAAGATATCATGAAAGAAAATGGCTTTGAGTATTTTAAACTCATGCCAGAATCAAGGGCTTGCGATTATTGCAAACAAGTTGGTCGTGATACCGAGAGGGAGCCTGTCCCGGTTGATAAGATGGAGAGTGGTCTAAACGCCCCACCGATGCACCCGTACTGTCGTTGTGCGGTTGCCGAGGTGTATGTAGAAGATAGCTCTTACTGATCCAGATAAAATAATCAGATTAATGAAATAAATAAAAAAGTCGTAGCAATACGGCTTTTTCTTATGCGCTGATAGCCGTGCTAGCCAAGGGGCTTGGGGGTTCGATGCCTCGTCAGCGCATAGGGCTTAAATTAGCCCTAAATAAACAATACTAGCGTGGCTCGTGGGTAAACACCCTAGACAAGACTAGAGAGGGCGTAGCTAGCCCTTATCGTGGCTTAGAAAGGGGCGCTACTCATGAGACTAGGTAGGAGGAAACTATGGAACAAGATAACACTATCGAGACTAACGGACAACAAGAGAGTCGCCAAGACCAAGGGCAAGGGAACACCTCAACCCCTGCGAGCGACTTCAAAGCGCCTGGTTCTCAATCTGAATTAGATAGCATAATTAACAAAGCGGTACAGACTGCTTTGAGTAACAGGGACAAGGGTGAACAAGAGCGTACAGCTCAAGCAGTAGCCGATGCCTTACAAAAAGAGAAAGATTATGCCAATCTATCAGCTCAAGATAGAGCTAAAAAAGAGTTCGAGGATCAGCAAAAAAGTTTTGAGAAAGAACGTGCTGCGTTCGAGCATGAAAAGCTTGTTGTTGCTGTTGAGAAAGATTTGGTAGCTAAAGGCTTGCCTAGTGCGTTGGCTGAGACATTCGCAATGGCTGGCAACGCTGAGAATGCACTTAAAGCAGTGACTGAGTTCGAAACAGTATTTAATAATGCTGTTGCGGAAGAAGTTAAGAAAACTGTCCGACAAAATGCACCTCAAGCATCAGCGGATGGCATTTCTAACACAGACAATTACGGCTCTCGCTTAGCTCAAAAAGCTGTCCGTTCGTCAGGTAAGATTATCTAGCCAACAATTAGAAAGGATTTTTCATGTCAGTAAAAAAAGTATTTGACACAAGTAACATTCTACGTTCTTTACCTTACAAAGCTGTCACTGCCACAGTTGATAAAAATTTTGCTGGTGTTGACGTAGACGGCAAGAAGTACATTAAAGCTGGTACTTTAGTAGCTGGTAAAGGCGGGTCAATTTTCGATGACCGCTCTAAACCAGTAGAAGAGAACAAGACGGCACCAGAAGGAATCGTTCTATACGATGCAGACTTGTCTGTTGATAAAACAGTGTCTGTTTTGTACGCTGGTGAGGTTTGGAAAGAAGCGGTTAACGGTGGTACAGTTGACGACGCTATTAAAACAGCGTTGCCACTCGTTAAATTTATTGCAGGAAAAGGAGGCAATGCTTAATGGGTCTTATTTATGACACGGTAACAGCATCTAATATCGCTGGATATTTCAACACATCACAATTAGATGTGGATTCTACGCTTGGAGAACGCATTTTCCCTGCACGAAAACAACTTGGGACTAAATTGTCTTACATCAAAGGTTCTTCAGGACGTGCGGTTGTCTTGAAGCCAGCAGCATTCGATACTAATGTCACTATTCGTGAGCGTGTGGACGCTGAAATCCATGACGAACAAATGCCATTCTTCAAAGAAGCTATGTTGGTCAAAGAAGCTGACCGTCAACAACTCAACTTAATCGCTGGATCTAACAACACTGGTTTGATTGAGACTATCACACAAGGCATTTTCAATGACGAAATGACACTTATACAAGGTGCCCGTGCTCGTTTGGAATCTATGCGCATGCAAGCTCTCGCAACTGGTAAGATTGCGTTTGTCAATGAAGGAAAAAATGTTGATATTGACTATGGCGTTAAAGACGACCACAAGAAAACAGTTGCAAAAGACTGGACGCAAGCAACAGCAACACCTCTTGCGGACCTCGAAGAAGCAATCGAAACAGCTCAAAGCCTTGGCTTGATGCCAGAAATTGCTATCATGAATGCCAAAACGTTTAGCTTGATTCGTAAATCAGAATCTACGGTCAAAATCATCAAGCCTCTTGCAGCTTCAGGAACAACAGTTACCAAAGCCGAGGTTGAAGCGTATATTTTGGATAATTACGGTGTTACAGTTCTTTTGGAAAACGGCACATATCGAAATGACAAAGGAGAGATTAGCAAATTCTATCCAGACGGTCATTTGACTTTGGTTCCAAACGGTTCATTGGGTTCTACTGTTTTCGGTACAACTCCAGAAGAGTCAGATTTGCAGTCTGGGGACACTCCAGGAGCTCAAGTTGAAGTGGTTGACCAAGGTATTGCAATTACAACTACTAAAACAACTGATCCAGTCAACGTCCAAACCAAAGTATCGATGATTGCGTTGCCTTCATTCGAACGTTTGGATGACTGTTATATGCTTACTGTTATTCCAGTAGCTTAGTTTGAAAGGAGTAGCTATGACTAAAGTTTTAAAAGCGTTTCAGGATAAAACCGACGGCATCATTTACTACGCTGGTGACGATTATGCCGGTGAACGTGTCGAAGAGCTTGCTGAAGCAGGTTTCCTTGAAGCTGAAGCTGAAGAGAAACCAAAAAAAGCAAGTCGCAAAAAAACGACAGATAACACTGAAGAGTGAGGAGGTCTAGCATGGCTGAATTAGATCGAGAAAAGGTCCTAGATAATGTCATGCTGGACCTTGAGATTTCAAAAGATGACGACGATAGCATTGACCTCTTAAGGGTATTGCTAAACAGAGTAATTAGTCATTTCAAAGCAGAATATGCCGTTGTCAATATTGACGATGGTTTTTCTTTTATCTTTGAGGATTGCGTGATTAAACGTTTCAATCGTCGAGGAGCTGAAGGGGCTAAAACCGAGACAGTAGACGGTCATTCAATGTCTTATTACGACAACGAGAACGAATTCAAGCCGTATGACGATATGCTTCAAAGAACATTCGGAACCTCTGGACAATCGAAGGAAGGGAGCGTGTTATTTCTATGAGATACACAGATACAGTGATACTCAAATATCAAAACGATAAGACACCGAAACGATACGATCCTGCCCTAGGTCGCATGGTTGGAGGGGAAGAGTGGCGCAAAGAGGTTAAGTGCAATGTGACCGGTGCAAGCTTAGACCTTCAAGCTAAGCTGGGAGGTTTGCTAAATGCTACGAGCTTAGTCATTCGTTTCAGAAGCCCTGTGACAGTATCCGTGACTTCCGTTGAATATCACGGCAGTAAATACATTCCAGTAACTGCTAGAGGATATCTAGCTGGAAGGAGTGTTTTGTACGTTAATAAGGCGGTGAAATAATATGGCTACACTTACGTTTTATGGACTAGATGAAATGAGCCAATCGTTGCTAAAAAATGCCAATCCAGAACGACGACAACGGGTTCTAAAAAAATACGGCAGTAAATTAAAAGAGAACGCAATTAGCAAGGCAGAATTCAAAGGTAAATATACCCACGGGACTACACGACAGTCAATTACTCTCACAGTCGGTGGTGACAGGGCTGTCGTAAAAGCGCACACAAAATATTCTGGGTATCTCGAAGTAGGCACTCGGAAGATGGCAGCACAGCCTTTTATGGCTCCTGCGTTAGAAGCGACTGTCCCTGGAATGGTCGAGGAATTAGCTAAATGGGAGTAGATATGAAACAACCAGACCAATTACTACATGACGAACTCTTTCGAATTAGTGAGGGACTCGGTTTCGCTACTTACCCTTACCTTCCGTCAGACAGCGCATCTTATCCATTTGTGGTTATGGGCGAGATCCAAACATTACCCAGAGCTACAAAGTCACGCTTAATAGGTCGCTTGTCGTCAACCGTCCATGTCTGGGGACGAGTAGATGACCGTAAACAGTTATCTGATATGGCTGGGCAGTTGTTGTCCAGCTATTTTGCTATCAAAAATATCGATGGGATGCACTTCTCGGCGGAAGTCAATGAGTCGTCAATTGATTCTAACCGTGATAACAGCACTGACGAAGAGCTTTATCACTTCATTATTTATTTATTTTACAAATTCTACTAAGGAGGAAAAGCATGGCTGATACAAATGTTAAAGAAGCTCAGTTAGGTAAAAATAAAATCTTGATGTTCCGTAAATACGGGGACACTAAAGCAGCAGCTAAATTGGCACTGCAAACAGAACATAAGTGGGAATATTCCCGTGATGCTGACACAACTAAAACCAAAGATGGTGCAGTTGTTGCCGATGGTGGGCTAGAAACAACCTTATCAATTAACGCAATCGGGACTAAGGACGAAGTCAATGAAATGTTGAAACAGTCAGTAGTTGATGGATTCAAGGTCGAAGTTTGGGAAATCGATTTAACTGATAAGAAAACAAATGGAAAATACGGCGCACTCTATGCAATCGGTCGCTTGTCTTCATGGGAAGTCCCAGCGAATGTTGAAGAGCTCGTAGAGATTGAATCTGAGATGTCTGTTGAAGGTAAGCCACAAGTTGGTGAAGCAACTTTGTCTGACGAGCAAATCAGAGAGATCCAATATACTTTCCAAGACACTACTGCCATCACTGGACATTGATAATTAAAACAGTTAGCGAGGGGTTCCCTCGCTTTTTATTTTTGAAAGGAAATTTAAAACATGAACACTATCACAATTAATGACAAAGACTATACTTTGAATTTTGGATTTGACTTCTTGCGAGTGCTCGACGAGCGTTATTCAATCAATCAAAACGGTGTAGAGTTTGGTTTTGGTGTACAGCATGCAGTGGTTGATTTGCAACAAAAGAACCCACTTGTTCTGCTAGACCTCATTCAAGCTGGAACTGCTACAGAACGCCAAAAACCATCTGTAGAGGGTATTGAGCGTTTTGTTGAACGTGAGGCTGAAAATGGACGATTGGATAACTTGTTTGAGGATTTTTTCTCAGCATTGCAGAAGCAACCATTGACACGAGAAACAGCCAAACGAATGTTGGAAGCTCAAGAAGAAGCTTAGAAAACGTCAAGAGCTCAAGAGAGACTTACGAAGATCTAATCACAAATTGCATGGCTAGATATGGAACGACACTTTTAGAAGCCAGACGAATGACGCTGAAGGAGTTGAGGCTGTATCAAAAAGCTTATGCGAAAAGGTTTATTCAAGAAGAGAAGAAACTTTATTTGCAAGCCTTCTTGAACCGCAGTGTCAAGGCTACAAGCAAGGGTGGTAAGAAGTATGTCTTCAAGGAATTTAAAGACTTTTATGACGAAGAACGTCGTGAAAAAGAACTTCTCGGGGATCATGAAAAAGACAATAGGCATCTTATCCAGATAGCTAGACGAAATTTAGCGTTCAAAAGAGAGGAGGGGTTGTTAGATGGCTGATAAAACATTCAATGTAAGGGCAATACTGTCAGCACAAGATAACGGCTTATCTAGCGCCCTGAAAAACGCTCAAAAGCAAGCTGAATCACTTGGTAAGAGTAGCAAGGGCCTAGGCTCAATGTTTAAAAGTGTGCTCGGTGCTAACCTTGTTAGTGCTGGAATCACTAAGGGCATTGGCGCTATAACAAGTGGTATCGGTGGTATGATGACCGAGCTTAACAACTCAACGAAGGCTTGGAAAACATTCGATGGGAGCTTAAGCCAGTTAGGTTGGGGGCAAACAGAAATTGCGTCAGCTAAAAAGGCTATGCAAGACTATGCAACGCAGACAATTTATTCTGCCTCTGATATGGGGACTACATTCTCACAAATGGCTGCAATCGGTCGTAGCGATGCTGGCGACTTGGTAAAAGCTATGGGTGGTCTTGCCGCTTCTGCTGAAAATCCTAAACAGGCAATGAAGACACTGAGCCAACAAATGGTTCAAGCGATGACTAAGCCTAAGATCCAATGGCAAGACTTCAAGCTGATGATGGAACAGTCACCAGCAGGTATGGCTGCCGTCGCTAGAGAGATGGGAATGTCTCTTGATGATCTTGTAAGCAAAATTCAAAACGGTGAAATTAAGACTGAAGATTTTGCAGAGGCCTTTAAACGGGCTGGCGATTCCATGCAGAGCTTGGCTACTAGGTACAAATCTGTAGACGAAGCCGTTGACGGGCTCTACGAAACGGTTTCAACCAAATTGCAACCAGTCTTTGAACAGCTTAGCAACAAGGCAATCAGAGGAATCGAGGGTATCATTGATGCTCTTGGAAAAATTGATGAACAGTCTGTCAAAAAGTTCGCAAACGGTCTTGATAAAGCAATTGACCAAGTTGTAAAAGGGGTTACTCAAACCGTCCAATCATTTTGGAAAGGGTTTAGTAACACAGGCGCCATCAAAAGCTTAGCTGATTCGTTTAAATATGTTTCTACTCAAGCTAAAGCAGCGCTAAAAGCCATAGATTTCAAGGGTATATTCCAAGGGCTAGGCACTGGCATTGGCGACATTGTTAGTGGGCTATCAAGAGGCTTAACTGTTGCTACTGGGTCAGTTAAAAGCTTCATCAGCTCGTTCTCAGACACTGGCGCATTCAAAGCTTTTAAATCAGCAATAGAAGATGCTTGGGGAGCTGTTAAAACCATTGGGTCTTCAATTGGCGATGTGTTTAGTAGCTCCGAGATGCAGACAATTATCTCAGCACTAGGGACAGCGTTTGGAACGTTAACAAAATGGATATCTCAAGCTGTTTCAGCGGTATCTAAGTTTGTAAGTTCTATTCCTAAAGGCGTGCTCAACGGCATCACCAGTGGGATTTTAGCCATGGTAGCGGGCTTCATGACTGCAAAGGCTGGGCTTTCAGTGTTTGATACTGCTATGCGAGGCCTGAACTGGATTAAGTCATTCAATCCGTTTAGTGCCTTTAAAAATAAAGCCACTGAGGGGCTTAACGGAGCTACAAACAGCGTTAAACGTTCTAAGTCAACGATAGCTCAGTTGTTCAGTGGGATATCCAACGTAATCAAATCATCCGGAAACGCAATCAAAGGAATCTTGACAGCTATATTCAAAGGTATAGCTGAAACTTACAAAGGTTTCGGGCAAGGTCTAAAATTCGCCTTGCAAGGTCTCAAGGGGTTAAGTTCGGCTCAGATACTATCGTTTGCGACTGGTGTCGCTATCGCAGCAGTCGGAATTGGTGCAGGTATTGCCATTATCGTTGCTTCATTTACGCTATTAGCCACTCAATCCCAAGGTGTTTCGCAAATCCTAAATGCTCTAGGTTCAGCATTTAGCACTGTTGTGCAAGGCATTGGCAAGGCAGCTGGAACAGTAATTGAAGCATTTGGTACTGCATTTGGCATCGTCGTTAAGGCAGTCGGTGAAGCAGCACCAGGACTGGCCAAACTTTCACCATTGGTTGAAGCTATCGGTACTGCTATTGGCAATGCGACACCAGCCATTACAGCATTTGGTAATGCTTGGACTTCCGTTCTAGGAACATTGCCAGCTATCATCAATGCATTCAGTGGTTTAGCTACTGCTCTAGGTTCTGCAATCAGTGAAATAGCCACAGCAATTACTCCGATTGTTCAAATCATTGGAAATACAATGACAGCTATAGCTCAGATAATTTCAGACACAATTATAGCCATCGCACCTATCATTACGGATTGTATCGTTCAAGTTGCTCAAGTAGTTGGTCAATTTGGACCACAAATTGCAATGGTAATCAATGAGATTGCCGGAGCTATTTCTGCAGTAGCGCCAATTTTCCAAACACTCTACGAGTCAATTGTTGCAGTGGTTCAGGCATTGGCCCCAGTTTTAAGCGAATTGATCCAAGGCATTGTGACAGTGGTTCAAACATTGGCACCTATCTTACAATCTATCATCGATGGCATTGTTGCTATCATCGGACAGATTGTGCCTATCATTACAGCAATCGGTAGTGTGATTAGCGCTGCATTCTCTGGAATTGCTTCGGTTGTATCAGCGGCAGGAATGGCAATCGCTACGGCTGCAATGGGTATCGGAACTGCTATTAGTACGGCTCTAAGTGGTGTGGCAAGTATTATCAGTGCTACGGGTTCAGCCATTGGTGTAGCCTTGCAGGGCATTGCTAGCGTGGTTCAATCAGTCGGAACGTCAATCAGTACAGCGGCGCAAGGTATCGGTGACGGTATCAAGTCAGCATTTGAAGGCATTTCAAGCGTGATCACATCAGCAGGAAGTGCAATCAGTAGTGTATTGAATAGCTTGGCTAACGTGTTCAATTCGATTGGTACGGCAGCGCAGAAAGCAGGGTCTGGTTTCAACCAACTTGCAAATGGTGTGGTTAAGATTACCAATACCAATCTCGGTGACATGGCTGCATCTCTTGCGGCAGTTGCTAAAGGTGTTGGCTCAATCGGTAACAATTCGGCTGGGCTTGCAAAAGCTGGGACTGGAATGACTCAGCTTGGTAATGGCATGAGTAAGGTGTCTAGCTCAGCATCTAGTGCTGTTGCAGGTTTGAGCCGTTTCTCAAGCACGATTACAAGTATTCAATCGTCGTTCACTAACTTACAATCGCTATTGACTACAGCAGGAACAGCGTTTAGCACGTTCTCTAGTCAAGCTAGTCAATCGCTCAGTGGTTTGACTGCGATTGTAGGGCCTATCACAGCCTTCAGAACACAAATCATGACGCTTGCGCCAGCATTGATGCAAGCTGCTACTGGGTTGACTCAATTTAGTGCAGTTTCAACGTCGTTAACTTCTAGCATGACTTCGGTTAATGCAAGTATGACTACATTAACTGCCAGCCTAACTAATCTCGCTAGCCAATTAACCATGATCACTGCTGGCATGTCTACAATGGCATCAAGCACGACTATGTTAGGTACTAGCCTAACTCTTGTAGGTACTCAATTCACTATGATTGGCACATCATTGACTATGCTTAATAGCCAATTTACGACCTTCACAACTGCATTGTCTACGATCAACAGTCAACTATTAGTTGCTACTTCGGGTGTGACAATGTTTGGGGCGCAATTCACAGCACTTGGGACAATTTTGTCTATGCTCAATAGCCAATTAATAATGGGTGGGGCATCTATTCAAGCAGTGACTACACAATTCACTGCGATGAACGCAAGCCTCACTGCTGTTGGTGCTACAGTGGCACTGATTAGTAGTCAGTTTACCATGGTAATTGCAAGTGTTATGCAATTGACAGCTTCAATCGCTTTGATTCCAGCGCAGTTCAGCTTGGTTGCGTCAAGTGCCACTATGGCTACGACTGCCATTATGCAAATTGGAACGTTAGCACCGTTGATTGGTGTAGCGATGAATAACGCAGCGGCACAAGTGCAATCAGCAATGCAAAGAATGGCGCAAGCTGTTCAATCGAATGGTCAGCGAATGATTCAGATGGGTCAACAGGCTGGTCAACAAACTGGACAAGCTATTGCTCAAGGGATCCAATCGGCAATTGGTGCTGTGTCTTCTGCAATGGGTGCGCTAGTTAATGCAGCACAAGCCCGTGCCATGGCTGGTGTAGGTGCTATGCGAGCAGCAGGGGCAATGATTGGGCAAGGTTTGGCCGCCGGTATGATGTCTGCTCTTGGTGCGGTAACGGCTGCTGCTAACGCCCTTGTGGCTCAAGCAGAGCGTGCAGCTCAGGCAAAAGCTAGAATCCATTCACCATCACGACTATTCCGTGATGAAGTCGGTATCTACATTGGCCAAGGTATGGCTGTAGGTATTGATAGAAGCATAAAATTTGTCAAAGATTCGATTAAAGAAATGATTGATGTGGCTAGTGAGTACGCAATAGATTCTAGAGATCTATTCAAAGACAACGACTTGTTTGATGGTTTTGGTGGTGGTTTAATTCGTGGTAGCGTTGATTTGTCAGTTCGAGATGATAGTAGAATGGACCGTCTCGAACAAGCAATGGATATCATCACTGAACTAATCGGCCGTCCTATCTCATTAAGTGTAGATGGTCGAGAATTTGCGTATGCAACCGGCGACGATTTGACTTCATACCAAAAAGACAAAGATTTCACTTACAAGCGCATGAGAGGTATTAAATAATGGCTGTGTTTCAATTCAATGGATACGATTTGAACGATTACTTTAAACTGATCAAAGTGTCGCACGAAATCGGAAACGAACGCAATATAACGACGGATTCAGCCCCTAAAATCGGGGTCAATATTCAACAAGTTGCGTTTGGTGCCAAAAAAATCAAACTTACTGTTAGTTTAGCGACAAGACATCTTGAAGACATTGCTTTCGTAGACCCGAACGAGCCAGCTAAAGTTGATAACGGCATGTTTTATCGTGTCAGGGAACAAGCGGCTAGAGTGCTACATTCTGATAAGCCAGTTAAATTGAGATTGCCAGACGAACCAGACAGATATTACTTAGCGATAGTGAAAGGGGATGTTAGTTTAAAAGGCGTTTCAGACTGGTATGACCAAGCTGAAATTGAATTCATGGTCCCTGACGGGGTCGCACATTCAACTACATATCGAAGTTTCGAAACTCCTAAAACAGAAAACGGCAAGCTGGTATTTGACCTTGTCAACGACGGATCAGTTGATGCGCATCCGATAATTACAGTGAAGCACAATAGTGAGAATGGCTATATCGGATTGGTTAACAGCAGTGGCATTTTGGAGCTTGGCGACAGGCAAAAAGGGGATACAGAAACTTACAAACAATCAGAGGTGCTGTTTGATTACGCTTCATCCAACGGACAGCACAGAATCCCTAACGGATTGTCGCAAGGATTGAAAAATGTTGGTATCACGAACGATATCAACGATACCAGACCAAACGGCACGCTTTACATCGACAATGCTTGGGGTCGCCCTCACATTGCGTTGCAGAGTGGCCAGACAGCATCAGTTACATTTGATATCCCAAGGGATTCTAGCGGTGTAAAAGGTGCTCTGTACGAGTATTTCTGGTGGAGGCAAATTTTCTGGCTAGGCTCTGCAGATCAGATGGGTTATTTGAAAATTAGTGTCACAGATGCAAGTGGCACTTTTTTGTATGGTGTCGAAACTTACAAACGTGGTAGCGGTCTGGGTTGTGAATACAACTTTTTAGCCAGCGATGGCAGGGGTGGCTACCGTTTTGTCGACAGAAAGCAGTTTCTAGGTACACACATAGAAGAGCACAACCCATTTAACGAGCCTAGGGGGTGGTCAGACATCCAAAGGTTTGACGACGTCGTCCAGTTCTATTGGTGGGGGTCTTATCCTAGATACACTATCCCTGAAATCAAAGGTAAGAAATCGGATAAAATCCATATTATTTTCAGCAAAGTTGGGAACGCACCGCAAGTGAGCCACATGTACTTAGATGATTTTATTTATCGGAAAGACTATGTCGTAGGGGTCCGGAAAGTTCCCAATCGATATAGGGCTGGTGGAGAAGTTGTGATAAACAGCGAGAACGACACTGTACGGGTAGATAATATTTCGAAAATCGTTGATGTTGTTCAAGGTTCTGACTTCATCACAATTCCTCCCGGCAAGTCACAACTCGAAGTCTACTGCTCAAGATGGGTCACAACTAAACCTTCTGTGTCTGTAAAATTTGAAGAAAGGTATTTGTAATGCTATTAACGATTCACGATGCCAACTTACAAAAGATTGGTTTTATCGATAACGAAAAGCAAGAAACGTTAAACTTCTACGATGACACTTGGACTCGCAATCTTGAGACGGCGTCTAGTACGTTTGAGTTCACTGTTTCGAAAAAGGAGTTGCTAGGTGATACAGCAAACCAACCGCTTTACAACCAACTAAACGAGCGTTCATTCATTTCATTTAAACATAACGGGCAAACGTACTTGTTTAATATTATGAAGGTTGAGGAAAACGAGCGATGGGTGCGATGTTATTGCGAAAACCTGAACCTTGAATTGATAAACGAGTACACGAATGCTTATAAGGCTGAAAAAGCTATGTCATTCGCAGAATACCTCGATGCGTTTGACATTCCTCTGTTTGCGATGGTAACGCTCGGTGTCAATGAGGTCTCTGACCAGAAGAAAACACTTGAGTGGGAAGGGCAAGATACAAAGTTAGCAAGGCTGTTGAGTTTGGCT